CTCTGTTGTAGGTGTAGTTAAGGAATCCGCCAAACATTCTGGCAGCCAATTCAACATACTGTGTATAGTAGTCGTAGGTAGCCAAACCACCAGACGCATTGAATGTAAGCAAATACGTGTTTAGTGTTGCAGAACTAAACGGGTCGAAACTTGTACTAAAAGGACCAGTGGCATTACCAATCGTGCGGCGAAATGCTTGGCGAACCGTTTGAACTTCTTGAGGCAGTTGGTATGTGCTCTGAAACTCTTTAAGTTCCAAAAACATATAACTTTCCTCAAATGCATTTTCCGCTCTCTGACGGTAAATGCCTAATGCACGTTGATATGCTGCTTCTAAATGCGATGGATCTAGCTCAACATCAACAATCTCGTCGCCGAGCATCAATCGAACGTAATCAAATAAATCTTTTTTTAATAAATCAAGTGAGTTTGGGTCTTGATCAGCCATAATACTGGAATTCCTTGTCCAGTATTTATCTGACCGACAGCAATATTAAATTGTCATTGCCCCTGCCATTAAACCGAACTTCAGTGGCTTTGATGTCCTTAAACCACTTTCTCGCTTTGGGAACAGTACATTTTTTATACTCTGCCAACTGCTCTTTTGGCTTTCGCAGTGTTTTTTGACAAGTCTCTTTAGGGTCAAATCCAACAATAGTTGAACCTTTAACTGTAAAGGTTTTCATCATTGGATCAGGAACAACGTGAATTAGTTTGCGTTTTTTAGTGTCATACAACCACGCTTCTGTTGCATCAACCAACTTGGTAGGAGATACGCTTTTAATGCCAAGTTCGCCAAACTCTTTCAAATACTTGAACTTTGCCACGCGTTTTTCAGGACTAATTGCTTTCTTTTTGCGTGGAGCACGACTGTTTTTCTTAAGTTGAACGTGACTATTACTATCTGCAATGACTTTTTCGGCAAACTTAATCATATTTCGAATATCAATTTTGCCATATGTGCTATAGCCTTCGTTGAGATCTGGGTCATTGCCGCTTTGAACTTCGTGCAGCTCAGATAGAACAGATTGCCAATGATCAATAATCAGCGGCATCTGTTGAGGAACAACATTATATGAATTTAGTACATCGAGAGGCTTGTACTTTGCATCCATTTTGACGCCGTTGGCGATCATCTCGTCAAACATACCTTCAATTTCACCACCAGCCTCAAGTGCTATCTCTTTTAATCTATCTTGGATGTTTGGTTTCTTTTTGGTTTCATCAGTTTCTTCGATGATACGCTCTTTCTCTGCTTTAGCGGCTGAGACAACAGTTTCAATTGAATTAAGTTCGTGTTCACTTAACACCAAACCACGAGATGCCATTCTCGCAAGCCACCCAGAACTAAGGGCAAATGTTTCACCCGATGCATTACGTACAGATTTAGCATCTTGTGGTCGATCATTATCCTCTAACCAATCAATTAAACACTGTCGTGCTTCTTTAGTATCTTGGTTATAGTTGTACCAGTTTAGTGCAGCAATCATCGCCAAACGGCGGTCACTGTCTGTTTCAAATTCACTTTCCCAAACAGGTTCAACACCAACATATTTGGTTTCACCTGACCTTGGCTTTAGTACACGTTTTTTTGTTTGAGACGTTGGCATCAATTAATCCTTGTAGGTGAAAATATATAGCCGTTTAATGACTAACATTAAATTTATTGGGTATATCACATTTCCATTAAACGATATCACTGTTATTTAATCTTGTCAACTTGGCGATAAATACCTCAAATGCCTAGACTTTCATTATATCATCCAAATCGTACAAACGATTACAAATTTATAGACCGCCGTGCATCAGAGATGTTCACGATTGGCGGTGTTGACTTATATGTACACAAATATCTAGGTCCAGCAATCAAAGAAGAATCTAATGATGCTACACAACCGGCATTTAGCGAAACTGACCCTAGTTTTATAGAAGATGTCTTACTATTAGAAAACCGTGACCGAGAATATGACCCTGACATCTATATTATGCGAGGTGTATATAATATACAAGACATTGATTTTGACTTAAGCCAATTTGGTTTATTTTTAAATAATGATACGCTTTTTATTACATTTCATTACAATAATATGATTGACACTCTGGGTCGGAAACTTATGGCAGGTGATGTATTAGAAGCACCAAACCTAAAAGATTATCATCCGCTTGATGAGAGCAACGCAAAAGCACTACCACGATATTATGTTATACAAGATGCAGCGTTTGCTGCTGAAGGGTTTTCTCCTACGTGGCAGCCACATTTATGGCGAATTAAAGCAGTACCAATGACCGGAAGTCAAGAGTACAATGACATACTTAAAGAACCGTTTGAAGAAGATAACCAGTGGGACTCGCAAAATTTTTATCCCGAAGGCAGTGTGGTTGTTAATGGTGATACCTATTACCAAGCATCACAAGATGTGCCATCGGGAACTGAAATTGGTGACCCTGCTTATTGGGAAGAATATACCCCAGATTCATTAAAAGACAATATCGCTACGCTGTCTAAAGATTTAGAATTTAATCAACAAATATTACAACAAGCAGAAGCCGAAGTACCTCTTAGTGGTTATGATACTACTAAATTTTATATTGTTGCTACTGATGATCATGGTCGTCCTGCATCTCAAGAAGATTTACAAACAGATGATAGCACTATTGCAGTTGAGGGCACTACACCGAAGTCAAATGGGTATACGATGGGATATCTTACGGGTGATGGTATCCCTCCAAATGGACTACCAGTCACACCGGGTGTGTCATTTCCAATTAATCCCAATGAAGGTGATTATGCTTTACGATTAGATTATTTTCCAAATAGGTTGTTTAGATACAGTGGTTCACGATGGATTAAGGTAGAGGATAACATTCGTACTGACCTTACACCGGGTGATTCTAATAAATCGCTTTACAGTGGCTTTGCAAATAACACTGATACATTACCTACAACAGACCGTGGTGATATACCAAGTAAACAGAGTCTCAGTGATGCACTCAGGCCGAAAGCAGATAATTAATATGACTCAACAATTCTTTTACGATAACCAGATACGAAGATTCCTTCTACAATTTACTAGAATTTTTAGTAATTTCCAAGTGGAGTACGGAACAGACGACGCTGGAAATGTAGTTTTACAGAGTATTCCTATAAAATACGGTGACCCTAGCCGTCAAGCAGTAGCAGCGGCACAGAAAAACTCAGCATCCGTGCTTCCTTCTTCGCCATCAATGTCATTTTACATTTCTGCACTAGAGTATGAACGCTCACGTATGCAGGAACCGTATCACGTGAACAAAATGCACGTTAGACAAAGAGAGTGGGACCCAAGCACACAAGAGTATGAAACAACTCAAGGCAACGCATTTACTGTTGAACGGTTAATGCCTGTTCCTTACAATATGTCTGTGAACTTAGATATATGGACTTCAAATACCAATCAAAAATTACAAGTTTTTGAGCAAATTGCTACACTGTTCAACCCTGCGATGGAGATACAAAGCACAGATAACTTTATTGACTGGACTAGTTTGACTACTGTTGAATTGACTCGTACCAATTGGACCAACCGTTCAATTCCTATGGGAACAGATGAAACAATTGACATTATGTCAATGACATTTTTAATCCCTATATGGTTATCACCACCAGCCAAAGTCAAAAAACTTGGTGTAGTGAATAAAATTGTTGCTTCTGTGTATGATGCTAATGGTGACGCCCGTGATGCGATATTTGATGAAGATTTACTGTTAGGAACTCGCCAAAAATTTACACCATATGGTTATCAAATTTTACTACTAGACAATCAAGTACAAATTCTTGACAATAATGAACCCGATATCAATAGAAACACACTTGATGTTGATGGTAGAGAATCTGGTCAAGCATTTTGGAAACCAGTAATTGAACAATTTGGTGAATTGCGTTCTGGTATTAGCCAACTGCGAATTGATAACCCATTTGACAATACAGAAATAATTGGCACTGTAGCATTTCATCCAACCGATGACAGATTCTTGTTATTCACTCCT